AGTTTGAGACACCTTATCAAGGAACGAGATAACGTCCTCACTAGTCTTCTCTCTGCCTTGGTATATAGTTTCAACCAAAGGCCCCAGATTAAGATAAACGGAATCAGTATCCACAGCAATAACATAGTCATCATCAGTTTTAAGTAGTTTGTTTAGATATTCATTTAATCTGTCTTCGATCCAACGAATTGAAACTTGTCCAGATAGAGTGATTGCCTCCGCATTTTCAAGTTTATAATAACGAAAGTATTCATTTCCAATTGCACCATAAGCGGAGTTCAATTGAATCTTACGAGCCATTTGGATATTGTTGTATGTTGCAATATCTTTAACAAGTTTTGGATTTTTTGTGTCCTCATACTTTTGTTTCGCAGCAAGCATCTTCTTCTTATAGATAGTTCTTTCTGTATAAATCTTTTCCATCAACTCAGGCAAGAATCCACGAATGTCCGTGCGAAACATTGCACCGTTCGCACATACAGCATTGTCTTTATAAAGTTGAAAATCTAATTCCTCATTAAGTATTCTCTCAACCGTAGCTGTTGGATGTCGTTCATCCTTGAGGGTTTCTGGGGAAATATTATATTGCATGATAAGATGAGGGTACAGACTATTGAGATCAAAATTAACCACCCAATCATACTTTCCTGGCTTTGGTTCCTTGACATAAGCTCCTGCATACTTCTGTGATTTTGATGTTCTTTTCTTTGGTGGAATGACTATATCTTGTTTCTTAAGATAATTGTAAATGATCGTATCCCACATTCTTACCTGATAATGAATATCAATAAAATTAACCTTGGCATCAAATGCCATTGTAACTGCAAGTTCAATCAGTTTTAATTTATCCTCAAGTCTATCAACAAGTTGAACATCCTTTATATTGTATCGAACAAACTTATCCCAATCTTTCGTATAGAATTCACGGAAAGTATCATACTCATTGTGATCGAGTTTCTTTTCACCAAGTTCATAATTAGCGATGTAATCCAATCGGTAGGACTCTTGATTTGTATAAGTAAATCTTTTATATAAATCTAGATAATCAAGTTGAGTTACACCACCGATATCGTAGGTAATATTTCGACGACCACTAATATAAACTTCACCCTGAGATACAAGACCCCAAGGCGATAAGTCTTTCATAGACTTCTCACCAAGAATGCGATTGATACGACCAGCAAGATATGGTATGTCATACATCTGAGAGTTCCAACCAGTAATTACCTCTGGTAGATTTTTTCTCCAGTATGCTAAGAATGATGTCAATAGAATAGTTTCATTCTCGCAAAGAACATATGTAACATTCGGATCTTTATTTACGAATGGCCTTGAACCAAAGGTTATAACTTTCTTTGTTGCATAGTCCTGTAAACTAATCAACAACATTTCTTCGGCAACATTTTCAACATCAGGAAAACCACCTTCTGCAGCAACCTCAATATCAATTGTTACAAGACGAATCTTTTTAATATCAAACTGTATATGATCCTCTGGATATTTTTCTGAAATATATTGATAAACATATCGATCATTGCCATAAATCTTGAAGTTTTCAACTTCTTCATACTTTTTATAAAACTCACGACAATCTCTGACAAATCCAGGCTGAATCGGTTCAACAGAATCACCTTCTAAAGTTTTATATTTTGTTTTTCTTTTAGATGGAACAAATAAAGTTGGTTTCCATTCCTCTCGATGTGTGATATGTTTTCCGTTTTCATAGCCACGAATTAAAAATTGATTACCTATGAGTTGTATATTTGTATAGAATTTCACGAAGTTGTATCAAGGTATTTTTTTAAATATTCTTCATTAGGATCTATGATTGTTATGATTTTATCAGAATGAATCATCATAGTTTTTTGATTCGTATATTCATTACACCATCTTTCCATGTTATCAGTATAACATGGATTGATTAACTTGCAATTAGGATCTCCAAACTCTGCTGGAACCTCCTCAATTTCAGATATTATATATTCTTTATTTGTTAGCAGTAGAATTTTTACCATTTTTTGCATTAATTAATTTATCTTCATATTGTTCTTTTAATTTGTCCAAAGGATCAACGATAGTGATTACCCAATCTGCTGAACAAGGTATTTTTCTATCTTTTGATAATGGAATCCAAGGATAGAATCTAACATTAAATCTTGATTCATATTCTTTATTCGCTCCATCCTCACTTAAAAGAGTTGGCTCCTTTGGTTCATACATTTTTACAATTCTAGGATTATCAAAATAATATCCAATTACCTCATCTTCAGATTTAATTTCCTGTAAATCGGTGATAATATCCTCACCAGACTTAAGCATTACTAGTTTAATAGACATCTAATTTATTTTTTGATACTATATTATAACAATAAAAAAGAGGATCGTCAAGATCCTCTTGAAAAAATATTTAGGTTTTCTTTTTCACCCTTTTGATATCACTCTTTGCATTTTTAATTACGGTGAAAGGAGTTAAAAGTTTCATGTTGCCTCCTAGAGATAATCTTTACGAGCATGATGTTCTGGAACTACTTTACCCAACTTGACGGTAAGGAGTCCATCCTCAAGTGAGACATCTCTGACTTCAAAATCATCTGAGAGTGTCCATGCTCTTTTGAAAGATCTCTGAGCCAATCCTTGATGGAAATACTCGGATTCTGTCTCCTTATCCTTTTTCTTTCCCTCAACAAAGAGTTTTCCGTATTCTGTAAAGACATTGACTTCCTCCTTTTTAAATCCAGCAAGTGCAATCTCTAAACGAGATTCAGAATTATTCACTTGTATGAGATTGTAAGGCGGATAGTTTGTTACAGTCTCATTAAAAAATCTGTTGAAATAGTCATCTAGTCCGATGCTATTTTTTGTGATGCGATCCATTAAGTTCTCAAGATCGGCAGCACGGTATCTTTGAATACTCATCATAGTTCTCCTTTAATAAGCGAGTTGTGTTTTGTGTCCCCGAAGGCGACACTACTAATTATAACAGAAGATAAAAAAAGAGGGTGATGATCACCCCCTAATCATATTTCGGTTTTCCTCCTACTCTAGTAGGACGCGACAATGTGTTATACAGGTTTTATCATTCATGTCACACTCTGATACACACTCGTAATAATCCTCTATTGGGTCTATAGTAGATAGCTCGTTGGCTTCAGTATGTAACCATGATCTGAGGTTATTAGATGAGATGAGATTGTGCATGATTTATCCTCATATGAACACATAACTATTTAATATTTTTTTTAAAAGAGTTATAAATCTTCATTAAGATTTAATAATATCCTCTAATTTAAACAAAGATATAAATTCAAGTTCATTATTATCCCATACCTTATGATTCTCTTGACGATCCACAATCGTAACAACACGATTTACAATATACCCTGCATTACGCAATACATTGACAGCCTTGATTGCACTACTGCCCGTCGTGGTTACATCCTCTAGGACTGTAACAATAGATCCTTTTGGTGGTTTGTTACCTTCGATAACTTCTTTCGTGCCATGACCTTTTGGATTTCTCCTTACAATAAGAGCATCGATATGTCTATGACCTGAGTAATAGGCTCTCTGTGCTACACCACATACTAATGGATCTGCACCCAATGTAAGACCACCAACTGCTATCGCATCATCCTCTACATGATTAATCATTAGACGAGATAAAAGTGCATTTCCCTCACATGATAATGTGACAGGTTTACAATTAATATAGTGTTCGGTTTCTTTACCAGATGATAAAATAAATTGACCGTGCTTGTATGCTCTTTCTTTTAAGAGATGAAGCAAAGTCTTTCGATGTAAATTGTCAGTCATTCAATAGTTCCTGTTCTTCACTTTCTTCATTTAGATTCTTCTTTGAATCTTTATCGTTCTTGTAGTCTCCTACAACTTCTCTAAGTAGATCTTCTTCAGGCATTACTCCTCCTCTGGTTTTTTTCTTTTACCAATATTATACTTGGTTTCTAGATTCCAGTCACCCTTTTCTTTATAGGATATAACTTTAATTTGATTAAGTGGAGCAATGTCATTAACTTTATCAGTTGCGACAACACTTACTAATCCCCAATCTAAGAGCAATTGGATGATACGATTTCTTCTTTGTACATCATTGACCGTAATATTGGCTCTCTTACCGTCTAGTGCGAATAGTTCTTTAAAATGAACAATATAGTATCGACCTTGTTTATGAAGAATGTGACAAGATTGATATAGTTTTTTTTCTTTTCTTGAAGCAACACCAATACGAGTGAGTGTTTCTCTTACTTTAAGAAAATCATCAGGTTCATTTAATGTAATCTCAATCATTTGATCTGGCGACCAAGTGATTTGAGGTTCGACAATCGAATTCATTTTCTCCCTCCAGTCTCAAGTCGATCTCGTATAAACGAGAGTTGTTCTCTAGTCAAAATATTTAAAACTTGTTTTGCCTTTTCATTACTATAACCATAGTAACGTTTAACAAGTTCAAGGTTTTCAATTTGATCCTTGCGAAGCCAAGGAGAAAATCTTTTCCTTTTTCTGAGACTATTTAGGAAAAAGTCATACTGTAACTTCTTTGCTAAGTTAGGATGTTTGTTCATTTCATTTGCAAACATCACAGAATCAACCTGACCAGATAAACATCTATTCACAATATAAGATGGATAACTCTTCTCTATATCTGGATCTTTATCAATTAAATTAGTTTTAGTTGTGTTGATTGAGTTCAACCAATCTTTAAGATCTGTCATTATATAAGGCAATTTTTTTATCAATGTAGACTCTTGCTTTTTTAAGGTCGTCTAACTCACCCTCTTGATCTTTATGACCAGCACGACAAACATATTTAATTACGTTGCCTGCAAAGAAATCAAGTTCTTGATCAGCGATAAAATCCCAAACTTGAATTTTACCTCTTTGATAATGTGATGGTGAAAATTTATTCATAATGTAGTTTTGCGTTTAATAATAATTCTGTCATTTTTAAAGTCTGGAATAAATTCCAAGACTTCATCATTCTCCCAACATAACTCCTCATATAAAGAATTAAGTGTTGCCATGTCGTGCCAAAGATCATTTGGTTCTTCAGTCATGTTTCTCACTCCATTCCTTATAATTACTACTTAGATCTAAAGGTTCTGGATCTTTAATACCTTTTACTTTTTTCCAATTACTGTAAAGTGCTTGGAGGTGCCATGATTGAGATAAACTTTTTGGCCCGTGTTCAAGAAGATCGAGTTCCATCCTATTTGATGTATAGGATTTATATTCCTCTCTCCAATTAGAATCATCAAATTCTTTCATAATTTATTTTCTAATAATAATTACATCCTCCTCATCGTCGTCATCATTGTCAGAAGCCTTGAATACCAATAACTCTTCACCTGATTGAACGTCAGACATCTCTGGATGTATATTTTGTTTTTTGATTGGTTTATTAAAATCTTCAATTGTGGTGGTCATTAACTTCCATGTATATGCAAACGTGGCGCCCGCCACGGCTACAAAACCTAAAAAATAAACAAAGGTTAGGAAGTCATTCATTATCTTAAAAAAAGTCTTTGTATCGGCACTTGCCTTATCTTATCTATAATGTCAGTTTCGATTCTTTCTAAAATGTTAATATCTACATCCATGAATGGAGGAATAATACCAAGCAAACGAAGAAGTCCATCTACAAATAATGCAAGTGTAGTAAATCCAAGAATCATACTGATCACAGTAGCATCACGATTATGTTTTGCCATTGATGCTTCATCAATCTTTCTTGCTTCATCGATTGCTTCTTTTACAGCATCAGCGATCATCGCATCAACCTCTGGTTTTGTGTAGGTCATTGCTCTGATTTTTTCTTCTGTTGTAAAGTCTCTTCCAATATCTGATATTGGAATTTGTTTGATGATTGTTCTGATCATTAATAGTTACCTTATGATGTCGATGTGCATATCTTTAGTCCAAACTTCTAATTCTCTTCT